ATATCCCTCGTTTTGTGGTTTCATTTCTTCATTACTCTTATGCTTTCTTCAGGATCATACGAATATAAAGGATCTTTTTTCCAATATTCACCTAGTTTCCAATGTGATTCACAATTGAAGTTTTGATATGATGCACCATTAGGAAAATTAACTTTCCATGCTATTTTATTTTTAGTATCTGCATATTCTGGTCTTATAAACATTTCATGTTTTAAATCTTTCATGTGACCATGAAATAGTTTTTCTTTTAAATCTACGTGATATATATGTCCTTTATAAAACTGTTCAGTATATACTGGTACTACATTCTCTAAAAATTCTTTTGTTGCTGGCATAAAATTATTAGTGTCTACGGGTTCATCTATTATGTCGTAAGTTTCTGGTATACAGTTCCAGACTTCTACATCGAACGGTGTTAGATGATCTGCAAATCCTTCATACTCTGCTCTAGAAAATAAGACTGCTAAACCTTCACCAATTAAATTATGTGAAATCATTTCATGTACGTATACATCACACTCTGGTATTGGATCATACTCAAAATTACCATACACGACTTCTACTTCTTTATTATCTTTAAATGTATCTTTTAGATCGCCTATGATTCTACTATTACCTTCAAATGCATATATTTTCTTTGCACCATACTTTAGTGCTTGATAACAAAGAATTCCAGAACCTGCACCTAAATCTATAAAAGTTTTATCTTTGACATTGTCCTTTATCCAACTTTCGTACGCATTTGTACGATCTGGATCTAATACGCAGTATTCTGTGGGATAGTATTCAAACGGTTTATCGTCATCATGTATTTTTAATTTCATTTATTTTTCTTTAGAAACTTTTGCAACTCCGATGTTGAACCAACGTATAAATGATTATGTTGAGTTCCTATTCTTTTTTGCTCTTCACTTTCAACATCTTTAACTTTCTTTTGTAGATCAATAAGTTTTTCGGCAGTATCTGCCACAGTCTTTATAAGTTGCCCTGCAACTTCGTATGCTCTTGGGTGTTCTGTTTCTCTTGATAATTCTAAAATGCCATCGATAGCATCTTGTCCTCTCTCTACAAGATTGTAAAGATTTTCTCTAGCATATCTGTAATCAGTTTCTACGTTATCAGTTCTAGCAGGAACTTTTTTGATTACTTCTGCTGTTTCTTTTTTGATTGTCGATTCGATACCCATTATATCGTTCAACTTTTGATCTACTTTGTCATTCATAATAATTAACTAGCATCTGTTACTTTGTCGTCTGCAAAGTCCCTAGATGTACCATCATCTAAGAAAGTTACATTTTCAGCAACTACAAACGTATCGTTTGGACTTACTGATCCGACAAACTTCAATGTCTTCTCACTTGCCAGTGTAATGTTTGCTGACAATACAACTGACTTTTTATCGTTTGCAATACTACTAACTGTTGGATTCGTAGCATTACCTGTGTCGAAGACTTCATCACCAACACTGATACTACTATTTATAGCAGTATCAAAAGTTACAGTACTGTTGTTATTTACTGCATTGGCAATGGCCGCAAATGCTGGTTCATAATGTTTCACTTCTTTTACTAGACCACTTTCATCAATTTGTGTTGTAGTAAATTGACCAAGTGCACTTGATATATAATCTCTTTCAATAACATTCTTAATAACTTTTCCTGTGTATACAGGTCCGAAGAAGTATGTTTTCATAGTAAAATCTAAAGTGTATTCTAACACTCTTCTATCTTCAAAACTACCTTCATATTGATCATCGTAATTTACACCATTTAAAACTATGGGAACATCACGATTATCAGATAAGTCATCAATCATTTTCATTGTGACTGTATATTCGGGTTGAAAATATGGTAGTATTTGTTCTACAATTTGTAATGCATCAGTTTGATTCTTTGCTAATATGCTAAGTGTAAAATTTAAATCGTATGGTGCTGGTGCGTATTGAAACTTTCTATTTGTATTATCGGACTCTATTACTGTCTTAGCATTTCTAATTAATTTGTTTTGCTGTCTTTGTGCATCATAATTAAAACCTGTAAGTTCAAATGCCATTCGTGGCAGACTGATCGCACTTCTATTATTGTCTGATAGATTTGGTTCTTCTGCTAATCTGTCTATAAATTTTTGAGAGGGACCATAAGATATTGGTACTTTTGTTGTTGTCAAAACTGTACCATCTGCTTTAGTTTTTTTGATATCAATATTATTGAACATAGTACCAAAAACAGATACACACCTTTTTATAGTCTCATTGTAAAAATATGTTCCAAACATTATGGTTCTCCAAATGGATTTGTTTCTGATAGATCAAGGAAGTTTGCATCGTTTTGTTCAAACTCTAAGTTGTCTGCTTGTGGATCATTTTCCATTGTTAAGACATTATCGATAGATGATATTGTATATGATGCTGTTGATGTTGCACCAACTATCACATCGTTTTGTTTTAATGTTGTTGTTAAATCTTTTAGTTTTAAAGTACCGCCTGATCCAAGTGCTCTCCAACTTACTACTTCACCAACAACTGTTCCTGATAGAGTTACGTCTTCATTTACTGCGTAAGTTCCAGAACCACCAGTTGCCATAGTCATAGTAGTAATGTATGCTTGTTCATCTTCGATCTGATCTATTCTTGTAATATCAGTATCAAAGTCTTCACCACTATATTCAAATAGTTCACATTGTAATTTAAATACAAATAGTTTACCAACTTGATAGAATGGGTCTTCGTGTTCTACAAATTTAATTTCAAACATAGAACCAGAAAGTGGGAAATATATTAGATCACCTTCGTTTGGTCTAAGACCAGTTGCAAGATTACCATCTAATGATACAAATCTTTCCCAACTTCTAAGTGATAATACAAACGTTGCTGAATCTCTAATTTGTACACCAAACTTAGACATGAGGTCTCCCTCACCTTCATAACCTTCTGTATTTTCAATATACATCTCTACAGAATATGCATCACCAAATTTAGATTGTACATCTTCGTTGAAGATTGTATCTTCTTCTATTATTTCTCTTGGTAAATAGAAAACTTCATGACCATATATTCTGAGAGACTCAACAACTAAATCTTCGTATAGATGTTGTTCAGTCTGTACTGCATGATTGAAAAATACATTTGTTGGCATAATTAACCTATCATATCAAGCACTGGTAATTCATGATTAAGTCTTGACTCTTCTTCTAATCTTGTTATTTCCTCTTGTGCTTCAGTTTTTATTTGACTTGCATCAAGTTCAACACCACCTGGCAATTGTATTCCTGAGAACTTGGACAAGTTTTCTCCCCATTGATATTTTACCAATGCTGTAGCATATTTCTTTAACCACATATCATTGTATACATCTGTAAATGTATTTGGGTCTATCTTACGATAACACTCTATAATAATAAACTCTTCGTTATCAATTAGATCAACGTCCATATCTAGATATAATCTGTTCATGTGTTGGTTATATCTTATAGGTTGTCGACCAACTAATACACGATCTAAGAGATTTAAGTGTTGTTGTACTTGCTCGTAGTATAAAATATTTGTAGATGTAAGATCATACAAATCATTTAATCTTAGTTGATATCTAAGATCAAACATGTTAAGATTGTTTTTATCTCTAAAAGGGAATATATTGATTACTGCTGTTACAAACTCTGGTAATACAACATAGTTCTTTTGTTGTAAGTGTTGCTCATCTGTATAATCGTGAGTACCAGAGGCGTTCTCAGTGAACGTCTCATTTGTTTTCATTGCAGTCTTTTTGGTATTTGTTATCTTATGTTTAAGATATACTTTCATTGTACCATTATAATGGTAAGTATAAAAGTATTGTAACGCCTCATCTACTCTATCATCTAATTGATCATCATCAACATTGATTTCAAGAACAGGTGCACCAAGTTTTCTTTTTATATACTCTTTTAATGATGCTTTTGAATTTGGTTCTGCCATAGTAGTATTTCCTGTCTAATACTACTATTTATGTTGAAACTAATCTTGAAAATAAGTTTTTGTCTGTAGTCTATCAAGTTTTTCGTCAATTCTTTCCATAGTAGCAATTAGTTTCTCTAAATCTTTTTCTAATTGCTCTCTTGTAACATACTCTCTTGCTATTTCTTCTCTAGTTTTATTGACAAGAATATCTAATCGTTTTTGTTCTGCTAATAAAGAACGTACCAAGAAACCTGCTGGTACTATTATTATAGTTATGATGATTTCCCACAATACATGTGGATCGATAGTTATTCCTTCCATGCAAGTATTTATATTTTTAACTTGTGGTCAGGAGATAATTCGTAGTGCAAATCGTGATTATCTATAGTGTGCTTTAATTCACCTACGTTATTTACACATAAATTAAATGATATAGAGTATCTATCTTTATTAGTAGGATTAGGTTCGACCATGTGCATCAACCCACTAGGAAATAGATGTAAGTCACCAGTCTTAGGTTTGAAAGCAAATGATTCTTTAATCTTTGGTGCATGTGGAAATGTGCCTGCAATCTTGTTATCTTTGTCTATGAAAATTATTTCACCCTCATCACCATCTGCTTGTATATAAAATACACCTGAATAAAAACAACCATTATGTAAGTGTGGTTTATTCCATGCACCAGCATCATTTATATTTGCCCATGAGTTATGCATATCTGTAATAAACGAGTTTGGTTCTAGTCCTAAAAACGGCATCATCTCATCATCTACGACTCTTCTTATACCTCGCATACACTTAGTAAATATAGGACTAGAATCACAACCATCTTTAGATTGCCACCCAGATCCTGCATTTGATACTCTGCGACCTACAGGATCACGTTTTCTCATACCATCTATTTCGTCTTTCAGTAATTTGAAGTATTCTGCATTCATACTTGGATCGATACCAGAATCTTTACCAAGATATTCTCTAGTAAATACAAAATTAGGAAACATCAATATAACACTCATTCTTTTTCCTCGTTATGAAATGGACACTCTGGTGGTGGTCCTTCTTCTTTAAACATTCTATTTTTATTTACCCAATATCCTTCTTTTCTATATGGTCCCATTTCTAATGCATCTTCTTCTTTTATATCATAACCTTTTCTTGCCCATGTATCCATAGAATCCCACTCTTCGTTATTTGAATGATGACCTGCTGTTCTGTTTTCATGTGCAGTTTTGGCATCTTGCCACTGATAAGATGCAGTCCATGTTTCTCTCTTGAATGGTAACATTTGTAATATGGGTGTGCCTTTTTTGATAACAAAAGACTCTGTTGTTTTTGGATATAATATGATCTGAGCATTGTCTTGATTAGTTTTGAATCTATCACTGTCTACAATACCCTGCCAGACACACCAGGCACGTCCAGTGAATAGAAATGGGTCAAGAAATAGTACAGAATAACCTGGTGGTGTTTGTATGTTCCACGGGTTTCTAAACTTAAATGCATCTTTTACACCATGATCTCCTACGGGTTCAAAAAGATTTAACATTTGTTCAGCAGGGTGAGATGGTGAAGCATAATTACCTGCATCATTTACTGTACCCCAATGTCTACTCTCTACATTTTTTATTCTTTCATCACCAGATGCGATGTGTATGTCTCTATTTGCTAATATATAATAACCCGATTTAGTCCAATCGTCCATAGCAG